TAAACTTGTTCCGTAGTGAAACGCTTTGCGATGTGCGATTGAACAATCAAAGGTGATATTCGGACAATTCCTGAACCATGACTGGATGACATCCGCAAGGAAAAAGCCGTTCGTGTAGTCGTGATTTGACGGATTGAATGTGAAATGGACGTCCGCAATCGTCACCAGCTTTTCAAGAATTTCAACATACAACCGTTTCGCGTTTAGAAAATTTTCGTACCACATACCGTCGGTGTCTTGTGGTGTTCCTGAAGTCGTTTGTCGTTTCGGCGTGTCGATGTGAAGAATATCATTCCCACCGATGAACAATATCTTTTCAATCTGGAATCCGCTTGACTTGTCCAGTATTCCTTGAACACCTTCGTGAACACGTTTCACCGCGATTTGTTGGTTGTAATCTTCACCGCTTTCAAAAGACGTTGCAAGCTTTCCGATGTGAACGTCAGCTGGATCAATGACAAGTAAATGACCTTCGCTTGATTTCGTTCGTTTGATTTCTGGATAAACTGGTGAATGTTGCTTCAGGTCTTCAATGATGTCAAGTTTCAGTTGTTGCAATTTTTGCGATTGCTGGTCTTCGAATTGTGGATTCTTAAAAAACAAGCTTGTCTTTTTCGATTTCAACCAACCATGTTTGACGGTCTTCAAATCAATGTCTTGTTCATCGCAATTATTTTTTATTGCGCGGTATTGTTGCACCACATCGAATTCGTCTGGTGTCAACCTTGGTCGAAATTTATTCATAGATATTTGAAGAATAATTGAACGCGCGAAATGAAAGCGCTATTCAATACAAATCGAAGGATGAACCCAACAACAAAAGCAATCAAGACAACCCACCAGTTCGTTCGGTATTTCACGACCTGAACCGCCTTCGCTGTTTTCCATTTTGTTTTTCCTTCGATTCGAAGTGTCTTCACGCGTTCCTTGTATTCGATTCGTGTCTGGAATCGTGTCTTCGGAACGTAAACATTTCGAAAATTGATGACCGTGTCTTTTGTGGTGATAAACTTTTCCCAAACAATCGTATCATTTTGGATCACTGGAAATGAATCAAGCGTTGTGATTCGAATTGTGTCGGTGTCCTGAATCAATTTTGCGCCATGTTTAAGCGCTTTTTTCACATGATATTGCGCTTTCCTTTCGGATGAACACGAAACGACGGCAAACGTGATTAAAATGGCGTAAATTATTTTCATAAGTTCTTTAACATTTCGATTAAACGTGGACACGGATAAACATCGGATTTGTCACGACGAACCGAATTGTGTGTGTAAATTCCTTTTTCATTCTTCAGCGCAAACAAATCAATGTCCCAAATCGATTCGTTGTAATCCATAGGAATGTCGTATGTTTCGCAAAGGTAGGTCACAAGCTTTCGTGTCGATTCGATTTGTTCATCGGTGTATTTGAACCAAAACTTGTGGTTCTTGAATGGTCGTTCAAGTTCAGTCACCATTGATGAAGGAACAACGCGGTTGACGTAGTTGTAAAATTTACCGTTCAATTGTTTCAATGGTCCCCAGTTTGTCAATTCAATTCCGATTGATGTCTTGTTCAGGTCAAGAAAAGGTAATTTATTTAACCTGAAAATTTCCGAACCAACACCCAAGTGCCACGCCCAGTGTTTCGAGCTGAAGCATTGAACGATTTCGCCACGTTCACCAACCACAAAAGCCGTCGCAATCTTCGAAGAATTCGAATTCCAGAATTTTGAAACGCTTCGTGCGTCACCACCACCAGCGGTGTGGTGAAGATAAACTTGTGTTTTTGGATGTTCTTCAGCGATGAATTGTCCCGGTGACAATCGTTCCTGAATCAAGTTCAAATCGTTTACTTGAATTCGTCCCATTCTTGTTTTTTTGCGGTTATAAAATCTTTGAATGATTTCAAGACGTCTTTCTTTGTTACGTCGAAATAAGATTCATTGATTGATTTCATTTCGATAAACACACAAAAGAATGTGAACGCCTTGGTCAACACAAGGTCAACGCTTATGAACATACCAATTAAGTCCGCAATCACATACTTTTCAAGCATGAACACGGCAACAATACCGCCTGAATAAATCAATGACTTTGAAACAGTCCTTGCGAATCCGCGTGAACGGATTGATTTCCAACCTTTCAATTTTACACTTCGCCAAATACCGACCACAAGGTCAAGCCAAATGAAACAAATCGCAATCAACACCATGGGTGTGACTGGTGCGAGAATTGATAAAAAAGAAAGTCCAAGCAAAGTCAAGTTAGTTTTCATTGTTTATTTGATTGTCATGTAATTCAGTAAAGATTTGATATAAATTGAAAAGAAAAATTGTCCAGCCGAACATAATCATGTGGAATGAATGAGTGAACCACAATGAAAAAGCCGTGGTGAAACTTGCGACATAATACGCAACCGCAAGGAATCGAAGGTGATCTGGATTAATCATTGCCGAATGAATAATTGTCCATAGGAATTTGACACCAATCTTCATTGTCGTATACATTCATCGCGATGTTCATTGTCCAGCCAGCCGTCACGTCTTGTGAACGGTTGATGAATGGTTGCGTCGCCATTGTTCCAGTCACGTCAAGGAAATCTTCGAAGCGCCATTGTTTCAAAATGACATGAATGTCTTTACAAATCGAAAGACAATCGGAATGAATTTCATTGATTTGTCGATATTCTTGGATATTGTACTTGTCCGCGATTGAAATGATTGCGTTGACCTGAACACCGAAGTCGTTAATTTGTCCCGGTTGTAAGGTGACAACCATTAAAGGATAATCAATCGCGTCGCGTGACACCGCGTCAAGATAGTCGCCTTGAAAGAAGCTGTTTATTTGACGGTGTTCGGTCGCAATTATTTCGAATTCCTTCATTAACTGGTTTAACGTCTTTTCCATTCTTCAGGTATTTGTTCAGTTTTTCAATGTCTTTTTTGCTTGGTGTGAACCGTTTGTTCATATTATCCAATTAAGCGGTGAATAACCAGTGTTGTCTTTCGTTACTTTTTCATGACACATCGAAGGTGATCCACAACAATCAATGTATTCAGGATAGTTGTCGCCGTTGTCGTCCATTAAGAAACCGATTAAACGTTCTTTGTAGAATTGTGCGTCCTTCAAAAGTTGGTCACGCAAAACGTAGGTGTCTGGTGTGTTGTTCGCGGAAATGTTTTCGTCGTTGACACGTCCGACCGATTTGTTTGTCAGCTTTTCGTTCAATAGTAACGCGCAACGGTAGTCAACGTAAGCGACCAAACACGGAACGACGTAATCATTCATCAATGTCAGGTAAGTCGGTGACCATGTATTGTTTTGCACGCGCAACAATAAAGCTTTGTACAAAGGTGTCCCCAACGCAGGTTGAACGTGGATGTCTTGACTTCGACGAATCGCAACCGCGAGAATTTTTGTGTCGGTGTTTTGGTGAATCAATCCAAGTTTTTTAAGATTCTCAACGCTCAATAGGTAGTTCATTTTCGTTTTCGTTTATAGGTTCAAAGATAAATTTTCCGACTTGACCTTTTATTATTTGTGAATGGTCATTTTCACCAAGCAAAATTTCTTCAGGAATACCTTCTGGAAAAGCTGGACATCCGAGAATTTCGTCAAAATGTACACATGAAAAGCAAATCGCGTCAATGTTTTTACTCATATTATTTTTTCTTAAAATGTTTGTCAACCAATTCACCAATTTTCTTCGCGTATTTCGACGGATTCGAATTCAATTTATATTCGGTGAATCCTTCAGCAAGGAATTCATCAATGTTTGTAGCTGAATACTTGCCTAAATAAACTTTATTAAGTTCTTCAATGTTATTATTTTTTCTCATTGATACCAAATCATTTTGATATTCGGAACGAATTTGACTTAAATTGTTCCAGAATTCTTTTTGATTTGAATCGTTATTGTAATTTATAGATATTTTATTATTTGTAATTACATGCGCGAATTCATGTGTTAATGTTCCAAGTTCATAATTTTCAATATCTACTTTTGGTGACCATGATTCAATAACACGACCATTTGAATCAATCGAATATCGTTCACCACGAATTGTGCTTTGTGAATTTTCATGACCAAGATTAATTTCTTTAATTTTGAATTTTGTTCCTTGAATTGTTCTTTCACCATATTGAACGACGCGACCAAGTGTATTTCCTTTCGAATTAAAATTTAATTGAATTTCATCATAAAATTCATTTCCGACATTGTATTCATCGGTCAAGTTTTTCAATTGATTCAATCTTTTTTCAAAACTATCTTTTGACAATTTTGAACTTAATGTAATCTTCGCTTTTGATCCGAATGTTTTTTCAATTATTTCTTGCGCTAATTTTCGACCTTCAGCAATCGTTTTGATTGTAACCGTTCCGACTTCAATCAATGGTTCTTCAGGTTGTGTCGTTTCAATTGAAGGTCGTTTAATCGCGATTTGTTGCACCCATTCATGACGACAATACGGTGTTGTTGCTTTCGTTTCTGGATTTGTATACCAACCGCCACGATATTTCCACACGTCGCGGTCAACACGAACGGAAATGTTGTCAATGTCTTGACGTGTATACGTTCGATTCAATTCAAGCAATTTTTCACAAAACGCGCGTGATTGTGTAATCGGTGCAGGTACGTTTGGACGTGTTCGGTAAGAATAGCGAATTTCAAACCCCGGGGATTCGCCACCCCCGTCTACTTTCCCCCGGGTGTCGTTCCAGTTATTGTTCCGATTGTTTCGAAAAGTTGTTGATGTCTTTTCTTGACTTCTTCGTCTGGTGTGTTCCATTCAATCGGAATGTTCCCAAGGACAATGTAATCTTCATTCGATTCACCGAATTGTTCGAACACCTTTATTTCGTCGTCGCTGAATGTATGTTTGTCGCATGACTGAACAATCGGTGTCGGTGCTGGTGTCGGTTGTCGTTTTGGAAATGGTTCAACATCGACAAGTTTAACTTCACCAATATACCCCCCAAGCTTCAGCATTAAGTTTAACATCCATTCAAGTCGCTTTTGCTTTGTGTTCACATAAGTCGCTTTGAATATATTGAACAAGTCCATTGATTCCGCTGAATTGAATGAACCTTCTTGACGAACACCGAACAATTGCGGTGAAGTAATCGCATGCGCTACAAGGATATTTTGTTGAACGCTTTTTTCAGTCGCCAAATATCTTTGATCCAAATTATTGCCATTCAACGACAATACTTCAGGCGATTCGTCTTTGCCATTGCTGAATGTCAAAATGATTTCGCCAGCGTCTTCGACGGATTGTGAACGACCTTTGACATTTTCTTTCAGTCGATTCAATTCTTCGGTTGTTTCTGGATAACCTGAAGGAAAATTGATTAATGTTCCAGATTTGAATCCGTTTTGAAGTTCGTACATGTGGAACTTTGAAATGTCAACATCGGTTTGAATCGCGGTGATTCCGCCATAATAAGACGGTTTAGGATAAACACCAAGTTCTTTTCGACCTTTCAGGTGCGGTTCTTTATAGTAAAGAATGAACGAACCAGTTCGGTTGTCCTTGTCGTAAGCTGGTAAAATTCGAAGGTTCGTTTTTTCAGGTGATTGATTCAACGCCGTCCAGTCATCCGAAATAAAATAGGTTCTTTCATCAACCGACGCGCGAATCATGTCAATCGGAATGTGTTCCCACATGACAACCTTTGTTTGTTCCTTGTTCCAAGTTCCTTTGATTGCAAAGCCACCGAACAATTCTTGGTCGAACGCCATTCGTTCAGCGATTTCGTTCATGTCGAAATCCGACCATTTGTTGTCAATGAATGGTTGAACCATTCCTGAAACGATTTGAAGACCACCGCCAGCAATGTAGTGTGTTTTGTTCTTTATTATTCCTTG